TGGTCGGACGGTCTGGGACACGATGCAGGGGTGCATTGTAGAAAAGACTGTCTGGATCCCAGTCGTCGGGTCGAGTGATTTTGCCTGCCATTATTGCCTCCGTAGTAGGGATAGAAGGTGACGCTAGAGAAGTTACACGATCGGTGTGACGAATGTGGGGATCGTCTTTTTCCAGGCTGCGATTATGAGCTGCTTGTTCTCGGCAAACGTCGGCGAGACCTCAATATGGATCCAGTATCCGCCTGGGCCTCCGTTGTTTTCGGCGTCCCATTCTTTCCAGCCTGGCTTGCCGTCACGATTGCAGCGGAAACCGCGCCCGTGTGTCCCCCAGACGTATTGGTGGATCTCCTCGATGCCGAGGGCAACGTGGTTATCGGCGAGCCAGTCACAGATCTCCGTGACTAGTTTCTGGTTGCTTTGTTTGTAGCCAGCGTCAAAGGCGCGTCCTGTGCCGTGTACTGAGAGCATGGTTGATCCGCGCATGGGTCGGTAGGCGTAGATCCCGAGGTTTGTGAAGCCCCATTTGTTGCCGAGGATTTCAAGAAACTTGATTGCGCCTGGGGTGGCTTTGGCTGTCGCGCTGGCGTCTTTGTTGCCTGTGTACGGCATGACTTTAGGTTTAGGCGTTGTCATCTTTGTCCTTTTGGTGCTTCAGGCCGTTAGAGGCGAGTACGCCTGCGAGTGAGCCTGTTAGGAACATCATCATCGGAGAAAGCAGGCTCCAAGCACTTTTGTCATTGTCCGAAACCTCGAGAGGCTGCGTGACAAAGAGGAGTCCGTAGAGCAGAGCTGCTGTGGATAGGAAGAATGTGATGGAGAGTGTGATGCCGACGATGAGGATGAGTCGCGCTTTGATTTCGTCGTTGTTCATTCGTGGGCGTAGTGGTGGAAGTTTCATGGGCAACGGTTCTCTAGTGCTCGGGTTGCGCCGACTGAGGCGGTGTCAACGGTGATGGTTGTGGATCGAAGCGCTTTGTTTTTGGTTAGTGGTGGGCAGTTGACGCGCTCACGGTCTCCGCAAGCGACAAGTATTGACGCCAGCAAAAGCGCCACAAAACTAATCCGCCACAACATTTTGCCCATAACCTGCGTCTAGTAGCTCTTGTATTTCTTGCTCATTGGCCTCTCGGGTTTCTATTTCGCCCGTTACAGCGTCCGCCCAAGTAATAATTATTTTAGGATTGTCGGTATCCATACACGACTGCCTTTCCTGTAGAGAAGTTATACGCGCCAGATATTAAACGTATGCCGTCGTAACTTGTGTTTACTGTGTGAACGCTGCCAAATGACTCTGGCTGTGATGCAGCTGCGCCAGCGCCATAATTGCATTGCCCAAATGCAGTTGTCCACAATGCTAAAAACGGTTGGGTAATAGTAATCGATTGGGCGTTTTTGCCTGAGTCAAATGGCAAAAAGTTCCCACTTGTAGCCGCGCCTGTGTAAGACGCGCCAACAGTTGTTCCACTTACAGATATTCGAGTGCTGTTGTAGTTAGCGCCTGCGGCTGGGGTTGTCCCAGACAATAATTGCCAGTTAAGAAATACTCCACCGCCACTATTTGTCAAGTTAGAAATGACTATTTGGTACGCGTCATAAGTCGCTGAGAAACAAGAAGTAATATTTACCGCTGTGCCTGTAAGCGCCACTTCCTTAATATAAACAAGTCCGCTGTTTGCTAGGTAAGTGTTTGTGTCCGAAGCGGTCAACACTTCGCCAGTAGTAAAAGTTTTTATAGCCATTAGTAGCCCAATTTTCCTGTACCTAGTTTGCCGAAAACGGCATCGTCTAAAATGAGTGTCGAGTTCAACGACGCGCCCGAAATGTAATACGTCCACCTTGACGACTCGGGCGTTGCCGTCATTGTGTAACCCTCAATAATCCCATAGTACGTCGTGCCACGGAAATTGATTGGCACTTGCGTCCCGATAAGTAACGCGCCTGGTACGCCAAGGTTGTTAAGTTTGAAACTTGTTTGAGCCTCCGAAAGACACGAAATGCTCGAGATCTGCACATCGGTAGTCGAGTATTGAGAGAGCATGAAGTTCGCCAGATTAAGCGCCGTCGTCGTCGTGCTGGAAAAAGTGTTGAACTTAAGCGACCGGTAAGGCCCAGCACCGCTAGTGACAGTTTGTGCAGCTGGAATTGTTGGCGTCACCGTTACCTGCGTGTAATAGTTGTCGCCAAACGCCGAGAACTCGATGTTGTCATAGACCTGGTTCGTGGCGTTGTTCGCTGTGTCGGAGAATGAGGCGACCGATGCGGTGATGTCGCCTGGGCCTTGAACTATGACAGCTAGTGCCTGTGTCATGCGCCCGTTAATCGTTCGGATGTACTGCGAAAGCCATTCGCCGTAAGTGTTGCTCACAGTCGTATCCGACACGCTTTGTGTAAGTGCGTTCACTTGTGGGTTGATAGTGAGACCGCTGTAGAACTCGATCGCCGACGCTACGACCGCAAATAATCCACCGTTGATCGCTTGCCCGTTTCCTTCGAGTCTGCCGAAACGCGCAAAGTAAGACTCGCATGAGATGTTGATGAAGTCCGCATTTCCGACGCCCCCAGAATATGGGATGCCGTAATTCACGCTTACGCCCGAGATGTATCCCGCGTAAATGTATTCCCCAGACCCGTCGTGCTTGACGCGGATGATGTTGCCTGGGACTAGCGCGGTGATTGGCGAGGCGTAGCCGTTTGGGTAGCGGAGAGTCACTTGAGCGGTGTCTGCCGAGTACTCGTCAAGTTGTTTCTCGCGCCCCTGCTTCATGTTGAACGACACGACATTTGAGAGGTCAACGATGACGCCTGGGGTAGATGCCAGCGAGTAGGAAACGGTGTAGGTCTGTAGAGGCATTATGGGTTAGTTGTTCGGATCGGGATTGCGCCGTTTTGCCTCATGTAGCTACGGAGAGCTGCGACTACTGCGTTCGGGTCTCCGCCGTTGACGTTGATGGTGACGCTGTTGCCGAGACCTGGGCTGTTGCTTCCTGTGAGTGGGACGACGGCTTCTGGGCCTCGCTCGCCGATCATGGCAAGAGTCGGAGAGGAAACAATGCCACCATTAGCAAGCATCGGGATATCGGGAACGTCGAAGCCTGCTCCGCCGAACTTAGGAACCCAGTCTGGGATCCTGAATGACAGTTTGCCGACCGTATTATTCCAGACCGTAGCGATGCCGTTGAATAAGCCTTTATAGACAGCGACTAGACCGTTGACGTATCCGCCGATCGCGCTAACGACTCCAGCGAAGCCTGCTTTGATGCCGTCGAATACTGTGCTCGCAATGTTGCCGATTGCTTTGAACGCCTCGCCAAAAATGTTGAACTTGGCCTGAAGAATGACTAGGGCTGCGCCGACCGCGACGATCGCAACTACTAGCAAGAAGATCGGGTTAAGTGCCATGACAGCGTTGAAGGCTGCTTGGACAACTGTGAAAGCAGCTGTAGCTGCAGTCCAAGCTTTCATCGCAAAGTTCACCGCGATGATGGCTGTGGCGATGCCTGCGATGGCTCCGCCGACGACAAGGAATGTCGTGGTGTTTTCTTGTGCCCAGGTTCCTAGACGCTCAATGAATGGGAGGACGGCTTGGATCGCTGGGAGTAATGCTGCACCGATTGACTCCTTGGTTTCGGCAAGGCCGATAGACAGTCTTTTGAAACGTCCTTCTGCGGTGTCTGCAGCTGCAGCAGCGTCACCTCCGAACGTGTCTGCTAGTACGCTCATCGCGCCCTCGACGTCTAGCCCGTCTTTGAGGAGTGTCTTCATGCGCGGATCTAGGGCTTTGAGTCCTTTGTCGTTGCCTGCGTAAGCCTTGGCGAGCGCGTCGGAAACTGTGGCAAGGTCTTTTCCTGTGCCTGCAGCGATGTCTTGAGCAAGTCGGAGCCCTGCCTGGGCTTCTTGAAGGTTCTCTGTGCCGGTGACAAGTTTTGCCAGGGCTGGGCGGAGTTCGTCGTCGGCGGTAGCGGTCGCCATTGACAGCGAGGAAATAAAGTCCTCATTTTTTTTGATTGCCGAGTCTGAAGCATTGGTTACGCCTCGGATGTTGCGAGCAAGTTGCTCCTGAGCTGCTGCGTCTTCCATTGCGCCTTTGACAGCGTCGAAGGCTGCAGCGCCGACAGCGACTAGAGCTGCTGCTGCTGGGACGGCTGCTTTCTTGATAGCAAACTGGGCTTTCTCGCCGACGGTCTCAAGTTGTTTGAACTCTTTGATCGCTTTATCTACGCCAGCGCCGACAAACTCGGTGACGATGGGGATGGTTACTGCCATGTTATTTCTTCATCATTCTGTCAACTTCGCGCATAGCATTGAAGGCTAGTTCTAGGGTTTGCGCTTCGACTTCTGCTTTGTTTCTTTCGTAGGCAGGCCACAAGACTCGTGAAGGTTCGCCGTACTTTTTCAAACTTCTACCCAGGTTCCCTTTGCTAGCCAAGTCATAAATAGTGTTCATGGCTCCATTCCACCGAATGTAGAAGACAGATGCGTTTGACATTCTGCCTTGAAACTGTCTGGGCTTTTTGGCTGAGACTCCAGATTTGATTTGTTTGCTTGACGCGCTGTTATCCCATGGGAGCAGTTTTGCTCCGCTTTTTGTTGTCCAGTTGTATTTGAAACCAGACAACGGCATCTGTGGGATTTTGCTTTGCGCCTCGGTAACTACTGGTTGCGTAATTTTTTTGAAGTCTTTAGTAATTGTCCGCCTGACGGTCGGATTGAGTTTGTTTAGAGTTTTGAGCGCGTCTTTCAGTCCAACAACTTCAAGGTCTGCTGTTGCTGTCATTATTTGCTCTTTCTCTGAGTGTTAATTACATCTACGCAAGTCATGAGATCCTGCAAAGTAAAGTCTATGTCTGGGGGCCAGTAGCCAGTCTCGACAAGTAACTCGGCGAGCGTTCTTGCTACTGATCCCCTTCGGTGGGGTTTGCTGCTTCATTCTCCAACACATCCAGAGTGACAAGTTTTT